AGGCTTTCAGACATCCTAAAAGAAATTAAAAGATATAAATTTAAGTAAAAAAGAATTTGCAAATTTATCTAACATCTCATACAACACTGTAAATAATTGGAATGATGAAAATAAGCCAGTTCCTCCTTGGGTAGAAAGTTGGTTAGAGAACTATATCAAAGCAAAAGATATAGAGAAAGTAGCTCAAACAATGAAGCCTTATATTAAGTGTGATGATACCTAAATATCCTCATCACTTAGACTTCTATCTGCACCACCATTAGCCATAGCGTTTCTAATAGCCTTTTCTACTTCAACCGTGTCCGCTGGATTGTTTATCACTACCTTTACATGTTGTGTTATTTGTTGCGTTTGGGTCTTTGGTTGAATATCTGGCATTTGTGCATAACTTAGATTAGGTTGAGCCGTTGCTAATTGAGAACCTACTACCATACTAGCAGTAGCTTTTTTTAGAGTACCCCCTACTTTAGATTTTTTTGTAGTATCTTCTTCATCATCCCCAAAACCAAAGAAACTAGCAAATGAGCTTATCGTTTCGCCAACAATACTAATTTTATCACTTATCCAGTTGAAAAATGGCATAGCTTTTTGCATAATTCCATCCCATAAATCACTAAAAAACTCTTTTATAGGACTCCAGTACTCGTAAATAAGACCAGCTGCTACAAGTAATAAACCGATACCAGTAGCACCTATCAAAAGCCGTACATTCATTTTTAGAAAGTTCATAGCCTTGCCTGCTATCATCATACCAGTAGCAAACACTTTGCCAGCCATTCCAGCAGCTGTTTGTGCTGCACCCAAAGCCCATGTACTTACGATTAAGGCTTTGGTTTTTAATGTTGTTCCTATCTTTTGAATAGTTAGCCTATTGAGTGAAATTCTCAATGCTTTAACTACTCCAACATTCGCTAAAAAAGAACCTCTTAGTGCTAACATAGATATTTTATAAGCAGTAGATACAATCATTGCAGTTTTTGAAATTGCAATATATGTAATAAATCCACCGACTACAAAACCTATAGCATTAAAAACAATTGGAAATTCTGTTATAAGACTATCAAGCCCAACAACCAACACACCTAAAACAGTAGTAGCAAGTGATAGTGCTGGATAAAATATCTTACCAACTGTAGCACCTAAGTTTCCCATTTGCTGAGCAAACAAAGTAAAACCTTTACCACTTTGTGTAGCTTTCATCATATCATCTACTGTTTTGGTCCCATCTTTCATAGATGAAGCCATTGAATTGATATTGGTTTTTAATTCGTCAACCTCCCCATAGTATGCAGTAATAAATTTTAAACCCTCTTCAGTACCAAAAGCTTTCTTAAGTTCTTGTTTTTCCATATCGTCTAAAGTATCACCATATTTTGTTCTTAATTCTTCAAGTATAAGAGGTGCTGATTTTAATTGGTTGTTACTATCTAAAAATTCTAATCCTAGTTCTTCTTGTGCTTTTACTGCACCCGACAAAAAGCCCTTATATGCAGTTGCAGCCTCACTACCACTTGCAAAAGTTTTTTGCATTTGTCCTAGTATTGCTATCTGCTCAGATAGTGGTACATTTGAAGTAGTAGCTGCTGCTCCAAGTGTTTCCATAGCATTTTGCATTTTAGTACCGTCTGTTTTAAACATCTGCACCGCGGTACCAATTCCAGCACTAAAGCTTTCTCCAAACTTAATATCTTTTTCTTCTTGACTTAGTTTATCCCATCCCTTAATGGTTCTAGCTCCAAACTCAGCAAACTGTTTATTATATATACCATAGCCGGTTGCAAAGAATGAGGTCATTTGTTCAGTAGAAGATTTTGTAGCCCCAGCTGTTATTGCAGCTAGTCTTGTAAACTTACCCACTGCTTCATCACCAAGAGAGGATATACCACTTTTTATATCGTATGCTGCTTTAATAAATTGAGGTGTGGTAGTACCAGCAAATTCATTACTGAATTTTTTAGCTTGGGCGGTTATTTTTTCAATGCCAACATCGCCAATTTTTAAAGATTTAAGCTCACCTTGGGCTTGCATAACTTCACTTCTTAAGTTTATAACTCCACCTACAGCAGCAGCTAAGCCAAGTGTAGCAAATAAACTATCTTTTTGAGAAAATAGGCTTTGTTTTTCTATTTCAATCCGACCCTTAATTACAGAGTTTTTCTTTAATTGTAACAACTGCTTATTTAGTTTAACTGTATATTTAGAAAAGTTTTTTAAATCAACACCACTAGCTTTTAAACTTCGACCTAACTTAACAAACTCTTTTCTATTCCCTTGGGTATTTTTTTGAAGCTCTCTAAATCTTTTAATATCAATTTTTTGCTTATTGAGTTTCTTTACTTCATTACCAATTTGTGCTAAACTTTTAGTAGTTGTATTTAATGAGGATTTTAAAGATGAAGCTATTACCCCACCGATTACAAAACCTATTGCCATCTCTTTCATTTTTTGGACTCCCATTTATAAAATCAATATTAATGACCTTATTATTATTTGTATCAATCATTTTCATAGCTGATATTAAAAAAGTAGATGAAAACTTACTAGGTTTATTTACCCTTGCGTTTGGGTTTGTTTTATTTTTTTATAAAAAATTCACTTTGCAACAAAAAGCTTAGCCTCATCCACAAAATCTAAAAAATCTTTTATACTCATTTTCATCATATCGTTATAGGAAAAATGTAAGGAGTGACCGATTAAAGCCATTCCCTTTTTTACATTTTTCCATTCTAAGACAAAAAACTTTTAAGACCCTCACTAAAAAGAGCATAATCCCTTAATGACAAATCATCAATCTCATCTACAGTCATACCAGTAAGGTTAGCCACTAGCTTAATCTCTTGTAGTTGTTCATTTGCCTCAGTTGATACCACTCTCATGTCTCTAACCTTTGGCTCTCTCATCTCTACTTCTACACCAGTACTTAATTTAATTTTTTTCATCATTTCCCCTTTATTGGATATGTGTTCTAAGGTCTGCCAAATAGTCTACACCATCAATCACAGCTATCATATTTCTAGTGTCAAAAGACAAACCTTGCTTACCATCAATTTCTAAAATGTATCTATTCACATTCATTTTAACTTTTCGTTCTACTTCGGCTCCAGCTTTCCAAGTACCATCATCAACTTCTATAGTACCTTGAAGTGTTGCCACGGCTGCTAGAGATTTACCGCCTTGTATAATGCTTGCTTTACAAGTAATATTTACACCGGCACCCGTTGCCATCCCTGCAACCATTGCTGCAAAGATAATAGGACTGTATTCATTTATAGTAAAATCGGCTTCAAGCTTTTCAAACATACCTATATCAATATCTTGTTCAAAACCACCAGCTGATACAGATTGCTTTTTCTGCTTGATTGTAGGTAATTTAATTTCCTTAGATGTTCCTAGATGACCTAAGCCATCCACAAAGATATTAATATCTTTTAAAGTTTGTGGATATTTCATAATATATTTTCTCCTTAACCGTTAATGTAATTTATTAAAGTTTCGCCCCAGTTGTCTGAGTAAACTAATTCAATATTTAATTCTCTGATACTTGGCATATCTTGAACCAATACAGTTAAATAAAACTTACCAGCTGTAACAGTTGCAGCTGTATTTTTTTCAGGGTCAAAGAACACATCAAAACCAATAATTACATTATTACCTTTAAGTTCATTCATAAACTCTACGATAGATTTCTTAACCCAAATTAATTGGTCAGCCTCTCTATCTCTAGCCCATTTATTAGCTGCTAAAATAGCTGCTAAAAGGCGGTGAAAAGTTCTAACTCTATCAAGGCTTTGCCAAATAGGGTCAATATCAGTAGTTTCAAAACCGTATGTTCTCCAACCAACATCTTTTAGCACCATTGCTACAGAATTTTGTCTTAGTCTTCGAGCTTCACAGTCTGAACCATCAAGGTACTCAATGACTCTTTCAGTACCAGCGACACCTTTTGCTATTCTGTTTGAGTGGTTTTTAGCCCACCCATAAGATGTATTACCATCATGGTAAGCAATAAGACCAGCCATAAGTGAACTGAACGGTATTAATTTACCATCTGCATTATATCTACCAGTACCAAGCAATAGATACTTACTACCAAAGTTACTAGCAAAATCAACAACACCAGCTTCATCAGCACTAAAGTTATCTGTAATACCAGTC